ACAACTTTGATTATTTTTATTCCTTCTTCCGTTTCTGTGAAATTCGATTTTATAGAGTCGAATAATTCGATGATCTCATTAGATTGTTTTTCGTACTTACTTTGCGAATTTGCAGGCAAAATAAGCAGTGAAAATATCGCTAATAATAGTAGCTTCTTCATGTTGTTTTGTTTATTTACGGTTTACATCATTGTATTTTTTCTAATGCTTAACTTAACGAGCGCCATCGCGCGGACTCTACTAAGTGCAATATCTTTCGGATCGTGGTATGCGTTATGACTTACTAGCTTGACAAAATCATCTCCTTTATCCGAGTGATTCACATATTTAACGGTCAAAAAATCGTCTCCGTCGAGGTCGAAGGAAACTAAATACATTTCTCCGTAAATGACTTCTTGAAAGTCGTGCAGTTCTTTGTATACGATAATATCACCAGATTTAAGAAGAGGATACATACTATCACCTGTCACATATACAGCACCATCACAACGCGGCATATCTGGGATGCTAATTTTACCTAGTATATTTTGTCGTTTGTTATCAAACAGTGTTTTTAAATTTGCGGCTGCACTAACATCGTATAATAAAACTTCTTGTTCAGTTAGTTTCTTTTCCTTTGTCTTTGGTTCATTTAGTATCTGAATGTTAGGATTGCTTTTTATCATCTCTCCTTTTCCGGTAAGTAACCAATCGGAAGAAATATTTTCGCATTTTGCGAAAATTAGATCGTAGTCTAACGTATCTCTTGATAGCCATGAACTAATAGTTGACGGAGCTACACCTATATACTTCGCAAATACGGAGGGCTTTCCATCGCTGTAGTAGTCGATTATCGCCTCTAATCTTTCTTTTTTAGTCATAATTTTGCGTTTTGCGAAATTATTTCGCGAATTGTTTTGCGTTTTGCGAAATAACTTCTATCTTTGTCGCATCAAAGTTAATCAATCAATCAAGAAATAACAAATAAAAGTATAGAATTATGAAAGCAGGAATGATCGGAGACGTAGAATTTAAAAAAGCGGGAAGTGAAACAGTATGTTGTGTAAGTTTAATTAATACAACAGTCGGACAAAGATTCTTAGCGTGTACGCTTTCTAGTAGCAAGACTTTCAAAACGTTCAAAGGCGCGGAGAAGTTTATGAACTCATTCGGATACCAGAAGATTTAATATTAATCCGTAGCCCTTCGGGGCTACATAATAGATACGATTATGAAAGCGACTTTAACCAGAAAGACAGACTTAGAGATATTAATCGAAAGCCGTGATAAGAACGCCATTAATGCGTTAATTGAACAAAAAGAAATAGCATTAGAAGAGGCTATTAACAATGCAGAATGGTATGCAAGTATCGGGCTTGACGAAATGGCAGATAATGAAGTAGCAAGGCAAGAAAAACTAATAAGAGATATAAAAAAGTTGAAAGCAGCAATATAAGTTTAAACAGCAGGGTGAAAGCCCTGCATAATACGATACACGATAATGAACACAACACCAATTAAACCGACACTGCAAGCGATGGAAGTAGGGAGACAAACCTACTTTCCACGCAACCGCAGAAAATCAGTGAGAACGACCGCGTCCGATTTAAAAACCGATGAAGGAAAAGTTTTTAAAACTTGGATCGACGGAGATAACATTTATGTTGAACGCAAAGAATAATACGGCAATGGGACGAACTAGAGTAACCGGAAAAGTTGAGCCAATAGTAAAGAAGTGGCTTAGTAAAGATGAAGCAAAATCCTATATAGGATGCTCGGATGATTTTTTGAGAACGTTACGAGAAAAAGCACTAGTTTCCTTTTCTCAATTTGGAAAAATGATCTGGTACGATTTATCGAGTATAGATAGATTCATACAGAGTAATAAGATCGTATAAAATCAAACACTATGCTAACACTAAAACAAAGTCCCGCCGCTATTTTCTTAATGCTTTTAGCGTGCAGCCTCGCAGAAGGCGAACCGGAGCCGGGCAAATTGATTATCGCACTATTGATCGTATTCATCACGTTTGTCTATGTGCTAGTTTGTAACTATCTAAATGTGAAACGACATGGCGGCGAATCCTCAATGTATCGGTAATTGTCGAATATGCACGGTTCTTGGCGCGTGTCCTGCTGATACTCTAGTTTGTGAAGATTGCGGCGAGGAAATCGAACCGGGAGAAGAGATTGAATTAGAAGTCGAAACGTATGAACGTGGCAGACGCGACACGAAGATAATAACGGTTTGCGCTCACTGTTATGAGTCGCTTTATCAGGGTGAATCGGATAATTTTAATAATGACTTTTTAAAATCAAAACAAAATGAATGAACTTTATTGGATTGAAAGGCTAGATGCTGTAAATGTAACTTTTGTAATTATACTTATAGTTGCACTTGTATGGTTGGTTTATGTATTTATCGAATCGAATGTCGAATCTTATAGTGAAAAAGAATGTATCGACAAAGGGATATATAAAGCGAAAAAAGTATCCTATGTTATTATTGCAATTTCTCTTTTAATATTGATTTTTACCCCTACAACAAAAGAGATGTATCGCATTATAGGTATTGGAGAAACGATAAACTATTTGCGTCAAAACGAAGCATCAAAGGAATTGCCGGATAAATGTATCAAAGCGCTTGATCTTTTTTTGGATAAGATTACAGGAGATAATAAAGAAACGAATAGTAATAACACAACACGATAATGACACATTGGAAAACTCAATTTAATTATGACTATCTAGGCGCTTACAGCCTACCGGATGGGAAAGATATAATTCTCACCATACGGGAAACGAAAAAAGAACAGGTAGTCGGTACATCTGGAAAGAAAGAAGAATGTTTCGTCGCTTATTTCTTCGAGAATGTAAAACCGATGATTCTCAACCGGACGAACTGCAAGACTATGACGAAGATTTTCAAAACACCGAATTTCGAAGAATGGGTAAATAAGCAAATCCAAATCGGTTCGGTAATGGTTGACGCTTTCGGCGAAAAGGTTGATTCGCTCCGTATTCGTCCATTCATTCCGAAAGTAGAAAACTCATTGCCTACGGTTGAAACCGGATCGGCAATCTGGAAAAATATCCTCGACGGTCTGGCGGGCGGTTTTACGGTCGCGCAAGTCCAGACGAAATATAAACTAACTAAAGAACAAATCAAAGAATTAGTAGCACATGAAATCAAGTGAACAAAAAGAAATCGAATGGAAGGAAAAGAGACGGGGCAAAATAACCGCCTCTACGCTTCCCGATCTGATGAAAGCGGGCAAAGGTTGTCCCTTTGGCAAAGCCGCGTTAGACGCGATGTATTTAGTACGGTACGAGCGTAGAACCGGGACGATGCGAGAAAACGGAAGTAACAAGGCGTTTGATTGGGGACATGAAAACGAACCGCTAGCAGTCGAATGGGTACGGAGCCAGTTAATGAACGAAATCAAGTCGTGTACAACCGATTTTAAGGACATTGTTTTCAATGAACCGTTTGAAGGATTCGGAGATTCACCCGATTTCTATGTATACGGATTTGATGGAAAAGTTATCGCTCTGGGCGAAATCAAGTGCCCGATGTCGCAAGGAAAAATCGAATCACTGCAATTCGGAAATACCATCGACGAAAAAGACGAATACTATTGGCAAT